TGGTTTCGGGTATCTCAACCGTGCGTTCTCCGAGTTTTCGTTCATCGTTTCCGAGCCTTGCTCTTGATTACATACATATTATATCATAAATAAATCTATTTGTCAAGTGTTTTTGCAAAAGTTTTTTTGAAATATCGAACAAGTTTACAAAAGGTTCATAATTTAATAGTAGGTGTTAAACTATTGCCTTTACGGGTAACAAATTTGAAATGAATGGTTCATAATTTTGTGTAAAAAAGTTTACAAACTGTTCACAATTGCGCAAAGCGGCTCGCGCGCGATTGTGTGCGAGCCGGCAAAGAAAAGAAGAGGGCGCAAAGCCCTCTATATTAGTTTATCGCTTGAATACAAACTACATCATCTGATGTTTCGTATATTTCAACGTCAGGATTGTCTGTTGAAGTCTTGACCTCTACATATCCGACATAGCCACTCATAACCTCAAGCATAATAGGTGCGTCTTGAGGCATTTCTTCAAGTTTCTTTATAAGTTCTCTTACTGTCATATGTATCTCCTTTCCTTATGGGGATTGCCTTAGCAATCCCCCGTGTAGCAACCCATATAGGGGTCAAAGCCGCTCTCATCAGCTTCATCGACGAAATCATCGTCCCACGCATCATTATAGATGAGGCTATTGGCGCCGTGGTCATAGATGATTTGCGCCATAGCGGTTGCGCGCTCTTTGTCGAGCATATCGTCTGCAACAAGGTCAACAAGTTGCGCGATTGCGATAGTGTGAATATCCTCAAAGCCGAATTCCTGAACCGCCAAGTTCTGACAGTTATGAAGAGTAAGTTTGGTGTAGTCCATAGTGTACCTCTTGATTATGTATTCAGTAAAAGAGCCTTGCAAGGTAGGAGTGCATATTGCGAGGGTGCTTTTTCAACCCTTATCTCCTCTCTCTTACTGTACCATTATTATATCACATATCGGGATAGAAGTCAATAGGCAGAATGCACAAACTTTCAATCAAATATTTGTGTAACCTATACAAATCGCGTAAAACGTCGCGCCACGACCGCCGGCGCGACGGCGAAAGGAAAAGCGCCTTGATGCTGCAAGGCGCTTTATAGTCTACCTCTTGCAGGAGGACAGGAGGTAAGCCATCTGCAAGAGGTTGGTCATATGCTCGAATGAGGGTGGTTATACGCTACCTACCAAAACGCTCCCGACTATATGCCGTAGGCTCGGGTTATTGGTCGTGGTTTATGGAGAGCCACGCTCCGCTCCGATATTGAACACAAGCCCTCGGAGTGGGGTAGGGTAGTCGTTGTTCGCCCCTTCGCTACCAATAGGGGGCGGCTACTTTGCAGTTGCCAAGCTGGACGGTGTTATCGACTATCCCAACTGTCGGTCAAGGGGCGGTCAGCCGTTACTCTCGTGTGGATTGGGTGCGATTGTCGAGGTCTGTCGCTCCGCTCTCCCTTTGACACTTATATTATACCACAATGGATACTAAATGTCAATAGGTTTTATAAATTTCTTTATGAATTTTTTGTAAACAGTATATGAATATTGGGATAAGTTTTGTTCATAAAATATTTACAATTTGGAAACAAATAATTTACAAATCGTTCACAAATTGCTTTAGCGGCGCGTCGCGGGGGATGACGCGCCGCGCAGTCAATATTAAGCGGATAAGGGCGCACTCAGGCGCCCTCGTCATCAAGCTGTGACTCTATGAATGGTATAATAGTTTTAAGTATCTCAACCTCTTTGGCGGTCAACCCTATAATATCATAGTAGGCTATCACTTCCCCAATATCCTTATAGATAGGATATACACTTGGGGGCAGATATTTATTAACCTCAATATATGGCTCACTGTCGCTGTCTCCCCACATTCTGCGCCCTTCTTTATCGTATATGGCGAGGACGTCACCAAAGTATCTTGCAAGGTATTCTGCCCACTGTGTAAACTCATTTTCGATATGTATTCTTTTCATTTGTTTAATTCTCCTTATACTCAAATTTAACTGTTACCTTTGTATAACCGTATTGCTCTAAGTGTCGAGGGGTTAGCGCCCTACTCTTGCATAATGACAGTATGGCGCGCTCTTGATAATACTTCTTATTTGCAATATAATCCTCTATGCTTTGTATCTCTACTCTGCGGGTAAGGGGTTGGCGCCCCTTATCGCTTAATAATATTATTCTTGCATATAACATAATCCTACCTCTTGAGTAGGGGCTCATTTGAGCCCCTTATGATATTTGTATTCTTGATATATGGATATTACTATTGTCGGAATACTTGCAATGCCTATAACCAATATAAAACCCAACATTTCACCTAACATTGTTATATACTCCCTTCTTTTAAAATGTATTTGTAAATGCGTCAACACTTAATTCCACAGGTTTGTCGAATGAGTGCATATATATTTTAATTATTATAATGTCTCCCCTATTCCAGTCTTTTGTTATTTCATAGCCGTGTTCATTCATAAGCTCGGTAAGATATTCATTGCTTGTTAAGAGGTCAAGCAACGTATTTTTATATGAGTAAACAGTTAAGGTATTATCATAAGAAATACCATACGCATATTTTTCAGATACTAAAACTGCTGTTGTGTTATAAGTGCAAAAATATTCATTGTTAAAGATTTTTACTGTTTTTTTCATTTTTAAATCCCCCTTTTATATAGCGGGGCGCTTATTGCGCCCCTATTAACTTTTGAGTGTTACCGATATTCGCTTTATATTCAAAGTATAGCGCCATTTCATCAAGCTCCTCATCTGTTGGAATATGTGGCTTTAATTCGTTTTCTAACTCTTGCAACGCTATCTCAAACTCAAGCTCTCTTTTATTGTCTATGTATCTGTCAATAACTACCATTATTTAATCCCCCCTTGTATCAAACTCATCTTGAACATTATTAAAAAAGTATTCAACATTATTGACGTCAATTCTGTAATACTCACAAAACTCTTTTCTTGCTTGTTCGTCGGTGTTTAGCTTGTGGAGTCTTGCGTTATGGTTTTCTATATTATCAGAACCGTAACAAGCTAAAAAAGTATAGTGTTCTTGTTCCCAGCTTGTGCCTTTGTTATAAACGACGGGCTTTTTAAGTTTGTAGCATATTGTGTTAGCCATTTTTTTTATCCCCTTTTTATTTTTTCTTTTTTTTGTTAAAGTGACCATTTTTAGATATTGTTAATTTATTGCAACCAATATCCATTCTTTACAGTCGCAACCATTGTTTTTCATTGCTTCCCATACATTAATACCTTTAATGTGTTTTACTGTTCCATTGTACTTGTTTGCAATTCTGAAAGTTAAAAGATTGTTGTTTGTGTTCATCATTTTTTTACCTCTCTTTTCTTTTTTTGTTTTTTGCTTGACTCTCTCAAGCTCTGTAAATATTATACCACTTTTAAAAATAATTGCAAGAGGTAAAATGCACAAAGTTTAAAATTTTTTTAGGTATTTTTTTGTGCGTTTTGCCAAGACTACACAGAGATATTGGTAACATTTGGAAATGGTAAAAAATGGGAGGCTTTCAGGATAAATTTTCCAGAAATTGCCAATACCCCTTTGCTCACGAAAACTCTCTCCTAGAAAATTCTTTTTATTCTAAAAAACGAAAATCATCCCCATTTCATCAAAAAAGAGGGATTTTAAATCCCTCTTTCTCTTTTCTCATATTCACTCTATTTTTTACCCATGCGTATATTAACCGCCAATTCGATCGTTTACGCACTCTCCCAAATCAAATAGATGCCAAACATAAGGCCCATGTGTTAAACTTCCTATAAACTCCACTTGGCGCCCATTGCTTTTACTATACACGTTATCAAGCGGCCACCCTGTTCCTACACAAGCAACCATGCGCGCGACCTTTGGCGCATTAGTGTTTACTCTTGCCCAAAAACACATATTATCTGCAGGATCCAATCCAAAGCTAACAATCTGCGCGCCCTCTGGCAAATAATATTCCTGATTAATAATATTAGGCTCAACATTATATTTCCAAATACTATACATTTTTAAATCTCCTTTTTATTTTTATTATAACATTATTTTTTCTTAAAGTCAATCTAAAATACCACACTTTCTTGACAGGCGCAAAAAATTTTGGTATAATTTATTTAAAGATAGATGAAAGGAGCCAATAACTTGGATTACGATAATACTCAAGACCTTTTGGACATAGAAGACGAAGACTCGGCTCCTAACCAAGAGGCAGATATAATTGAAGACTAGATTGCGGCAGAGGATATTGAACAAACTCTGCATTTAGACTATACTTTAAAAACTTGCGAAGAGCGCGCCGGTCTTGTTAATAAGATCGTAGAGCAAACTCCGGCGCAGAATCTTACAAATCGTTATTTAGAAATATTAGGCGATTATATAATGGGCGGCATTACAAAAGAAGAAAAGAAGGGGCGCCAATACCTTACTACAAACCGCCTTATAACCATTAATAAGCGCGAAACCTCATACGAAGGATTAGCAGAAAAACTTGAAAATGGTGAAGATGGTATTTATAATTTAATCACTGATAATAAAAATATGTTTTTTCAATTAAAAGATCCTATTTCAGAGCGGGATATTGAAGAAATTCCTGGATTAAAAGAGCTGCGCGAAGAGATTGAAAAAGTAGAGGCGGCATGTAAAAGCGCCCGTGGCAAGAGAAAATATCTGTTAAAAAAACAATTAATTGAAATGCGTAAAGATCAATATATATTACGAAGTTCGGTGCGCCAGCCTGTGGTTGCGGCACCCTGCGCCAAAGGAGTAAATAAAATTGATTTGCACGTAGAATATTGGTTAGATGAAAATAGAATTCCACAAAGTAAAGGTGTAATATCTTTTTTTGATCCTAAGCATATTTCTGCAATTATGTGCAATTATAATGGATTAAAACTTGCTGTTAAAGATAAATTTTCTAGCGATTTTTATTTTCTTATGCTGGATTTTGATGAGCTATTGGACAAGGCGCTTAACAATGAACCTATATTTCGCGATATTGTCAATATGAAGTTTGATGGGATTCAGAATATTGATATACAAAAATATTTATTAAAAACATATAATAAAACCTACACCGTAGAATATATTTCAAACCTATGGCGCAATAAAATACCTAAATTAATAGCACAACAGGCGCAAATCGATTATGTTATAAAATACTATTAGTCACATAAAGGCGCCCGTTGGAAAAAATGTTCTTGTTGTGGGGTAACTAAACCCGCTCATACTTATTTCTATTCTAAAAATAGCAGTTCTAAAGATGGATGGTATAGTATGTGTAAAAAATGTCGTAATGCAAAGAATAAAAAATAATTTAAACATATTATAAAAATTATTATAATAATATTTTTAATTCTCTATAGAATAAATTATTTAATTAGAAAGGAGAATAAAATTGAATGGCAACTTGTTTTTGTGATAAGTGTCAAAAGACAATGGATGAAGGATAGTTTTATACCTATCATGATGGAACTAAAACTGAACTTTGTAAAAAATGTATGACACTTCATATTAATAATTTTGATGAGTCTACTTTTGTTTGGCTTTTAGAAAAAATGGATGTTCCTTACGTTCCTGGTGAATGGAATAGATTACGAGACAACGCAATGGCAAAAGCGAATGATGATCCTCGTAAATTAAATGGCATGTCTGTCTTTGGAAAATATTTATCTAAAATGAAACTGAAACAATTTAAAGATGCGCGCTGGGCGGATAGTGAGCGCCTATAGGCAGAGGCTGCGCAGAAAAAAGCTGCATCTGATGCAGAACTAGCAGAATTGGACGCAATGTATCAAGAGCAGTATGATAAAGGGGAAATTTCAGAAGCTTAGTATAGAACATTAGTAAGCACCACTGCGCGAAATGCTAATTTTTATTCAAAGGCGCCATCTATAGCTTAGCCGATTGCGCCTGATACCAACTTTTTTGATGAAAATCAATTCTTAGATGATTCTGAGATCCCAGACCCCGCCGCGTCTTTAACATAGGAAGATAAAATAGCAATGGCTGTAAAATGGGGAAAGCTATACAAACCAAATGAATGGGTTATTCTTGAAACAGATTATACTAAAATGAAAAAATCATTTGATATTCAAGATGCGGACTCTGAAAATACCTTAATCCTTCTTTGTAAAACTAATTTAAAAGCTAATCAAGCTATTGACTGTGGAGATATTGAAGGTTATCAAAAACTTGCGAAAGTGGCAGAATCTTTGCGTAAAAGCGCAAAATTTACCGCTCAATAGAATAAAGAGGAAAAAGGAGATTTTGTTGACTCTGTTGGTGAATTAATAGCGTTATGCGAAAGAGATGGTTTTATTCCTAGATTCGCTACAGATATTCCTCAAGATAAAGTAGATATGACTTTAAAAGATATGAATGAATATGTGCGCAAATTGGTTACTCAAGACCTTGGTTTCGGACAGCAAATAGAAGATTCTTTAAAAAAGATTATGCTTCAAAATGAAATGAATAAAGAGGCGGAAGAGCGTCAAATGGAAGAGGGCGACGATTATGATCCATATGCGCCAAATGAATTGGCTGATGAAGATTTAATTGATTATTATGATGAAATTATGAGTCAAAAAATACAAGATAAAAATATTTATACTGAGGTATAAGATATGGCGCTACAAGATTTATTAGACCTTACTCTTGATAGAGGTCAACAAAAAATAGGCTTATCAGAAGAACGCGTTAGGGCGCAATTACCTATAGTCCGCCAGTATGTTGCCTATTGGCGTGAATATCCAGATATGTTTGTAGAGTTTCTTTGTGGTCCTAACCCAGAAAATTTTTAGCTTTTCTTTTATTAGCGTCTTTTCCTTAGAGCAGTGATGCGTCATAGATATGCCTATGCGACGTTTCCAAGAGCCTATTCAAAGAGCTTTTTATCAGTTCTTGTATTGATGCTTAGATGTATTTTATATCCAGGTAGTCATTTATTCGTCACTACGGGCGGAAAAGAGCAAGCAGCAGGAATTGCTAAAGAGAAAAGTGATGAACTTTGCAAGCTAATTCCAGGCTTGCGAAACGAGTTAGATATGACAAGAGGTAAGACTAAAACAAGTAAAGATAACATTGAATTAATATTTAAAAATGGTTCAAAACTTGATATTATGGCAGCGCGCCAGTCTTCGAGAGGTAAGCGTGCTACTGGCGGACTTATGGAGGAGTGTATCTTAATTGACTAGACGCTACTGAATGAAGTAATAATTCCCACCCTTAATGTCGACAGGCGATTGGCAGATGGTAGTCGTATAGAATCGGAAACTGTAAATAAGAGCTAGATCTACGTAACAACAGCGGGTTGGAAAAACAGCTTCGCATATGAAAAACTTATAGAGCTTCTTATCCGTTAGATTATATACCCTGATGAAGCCGTTGTTATGGGCGGAACCTGGCGTATTCCAGTTATGGAAAAGCTACTGAAAAAGAGTTTTATTGATGAGCTAAAGCTTGACGGAACATATAATGATGCATCGTTCTCAAGAGAGTATGAGTCTGAGTGGAGCGGCGATGCTGAGAATGCATTTTTCTCAGCTGAAAAATTTGATAAGCACAGGTCGCGCCTATTGCCCGAGTATGAGTATTCAGGCAAAATCTCAAAGAATGGATACTATGTCTTAGGTGTCGACGTAGGTAGATTTAAATGTACAACCGAGGTTTGTGTATTTAAGGTCTCGCCCCAGGCGCAAGGCGCCGCTATTAAGTCACTTGTTAATCTCTACTCTTATGAAGCAGAGGACTTTGAAGCACAAGCGATTAAGATTAAAAAATTATTTTACAAATATCGCGCGCGAGTAGCGGCAATCGACGCCAATGGTCTTGGCGCAGGATTAATAGACTTTATGACCAAGGCGCAAGAGGATCCTGAATCAGGTGAGTACTTACCTCCTTTTGGAGTGGCTGGAGGAACTTCAGATGAATTCAATGAGCAATATAAGAAGATTAAAGGCGCAGGAGTGGAAGAGGATGCTATGTATTTAATTAAGGCTAATGCACCTATTAACACAGAAGCTCATACCTATGTACAAACCTAGCTTGTTGGTGGTAAAATTTAGTTCCTAATTGATGAAGTTACGGCTAAGAACAAGCTTATGACAACCAAGGTGGGACAGGAGATGGATGCTGATAAGCGTGCAGAATATTTAAAGCCATTTACTTTAACCACTATTTTGCGTGAGCAGCTTTTAAACCTTGTAGAAGACAACGAAGGAACTAATATTATTCTAAAACAATCTTCTCGTAGTATTCCTAAGGATAAGTTTTCTGCTTTTGAGTATGGTTTGTATTATATTAAACAAGAAGAAGAGCGATCTAAAAAGAGAAAAAAGAGAAATATATCTCAAATGATGTTCTACTCATAACTAAAATTTTAGGACATTTTTTAATAAAATCGTTATTACAATTTTTATATAACAATAGTAAAGGAGTGAGAAGTATGAAAGCAAGTCGAGGAGAAATTAAAATATATGATATTTTAACAGCTGAAGGAGTTTCTTTTAAAGAAGAATATTCTTTTCCCGATCTTGTCAGTCATTCTAAAACACCACTTCGTTTTGACTTTGCAGTGCTCGACGATGAGGGTGAGGTTGATTTTTTAATTGAGTTTCAAGGAATTCAACATTATGAACCCAAGTCTAAATTTGGTGGAATCGCTGGATTACGCACTTAGCAGTATTATGATATGCTTAAGAGGGAATACTGTAAAAAACACCGTATTCCCTTAGTTATAATTCCTTATACAGATGAAAGTATTATAACCTATGATTATATCTTTACTGCCGCGGGTTATTGACAAAGTTTAAAATTTAAAATATAATATTAGAAGAAAGAAGAGGTGCTTAAACTTGGACAGAATGGAAGAAATTCGTAAAAAAGGTTTTGACATGAGCACCCCAAGAAGTATCCCAGTCGAAGGAAATGTTATCCCAGAAATGGAATATGCTAAAATGAAAGTTGGAATTAAATCTCTTAATGATGCGGTTATGAATTTAGGCGCATATAAGAAAATTAATCCACAAATGACTAAAGAAAATATTCTGCAGGCGATAGCGCGCGGAGATATTGAAACTATGCGAAGCGCCTCAGAGTTTTACTTTAAAATTAGTGGTATTTATTCTAGACTTTGTAAACATTTAGCTAATTTTTATAGATATGACTGGACAATTACTCCTTTTACTCCATCAGATAAAGTTACACCAGATAAAATAATTGACGGCTTTAATAAAAGTAGTTATTATTTAAATGAATTTGGAGTAAAAGAATTTTTTAGTGAAGTAGCTTTAAAAGTAATGCGCAGAGGATGCTATTATGGATATATTATTCAAGATGGCGATACGGCGCAAATTTAGGAGCTATTGCCTAAATACTGTAGAGTAAGATATAGCATTAAAGGTAGACCTGCAGTAGAATTCAATATGAAATTCTTTGATGATGAATTTAAAAATGTTGATTATCGAATGAGAGTCTTGGCAATGTGGCCAAAAGACTTTTAGAAAGGTTATATTGCTTTTAAAGAGGGAAAATTGATACCCGATTTTCCTGGGGATACAGCGGGATGGTATTTGCTTGATATTGAGCATACTTTTAAATTTAATATTAATAATGAAGATTATCCGCCTTTTGTTTCGGTAATTCCACATATTATAGATTTGGATGCTGCACAAGAGTTAGATAGAAAAAGAATGGCGTAGAAACTATTAAAAATTATCATTCAAAAAATGCCATTAGATAAAAATGGTGAATTGATATTTGATGTGGATGAAGCGCAAGAACTTCATAATAATGCAGTTAAGATGCTGGGCAAAGCAATTGGTATTGACGTACTTACAACTTTTGCAGATGTTGAAGTTGCAGATATGGCAGATACTCAAGCCGCAGCAAGTATGGATGAATTGGAAAAAGTTGAAAGATCTGTTTACAATGAATCTGGTACTGCACAAAATTTATTTAATACTGATGGCAATATTGCGTTAGAAAAAAGTATTCTTGATGATGAGGCAAATATTTATGGACTCATTCTTCAATTTGAAACATTTTTAAATTATCTTATTAAACCTTTTAATAAAAATCCAAAAAAGTTGTATTATAAAGTAAATATACTTCCTACAACTATTTATAATTATAAAGATATGTCAAAACTTTATAAAGAACTTAGCGCAACTGGTGGCTCAAAACTACTTTCAAGTGTTGCTTTAGGGCAGTCTCAAGCTGGTGTAATTGCAACTGCTAAGTTTGAAAATGAAGTTCTTGATGTAACTGGATTATTCACTTCTAAATAGGCGCAAGAAGAACATAAGGCTAAGATATAGCCTGCTAACACCTAGCCTTCAGGCGCACAATAGGATAAACCTGTTGAAAAAAAGAAAACCGGTCGTCCAGAAAAAGCGGATGATCAAAAGTCTGAAAAGACTATTCAAAACAGAGAAGCTATGAGCTGAGGAGAGGAGAAACATTATGCACAAATCTGTTGCAACGATAAACTCTCCTGAGTTTATCAACTTAACCCCACTTGATATCAATCCTCTTATGAGCGCTTGCGAAATCAAGGTTCTTTATATTGGTGAAAATAGGAATAGATCCTATATTACCAAAGAAGTAGCCACAGATATGGCGAAAACGCTTAGAGGCGCGCCAATTGTTGGCTATTATAAAGAAGAAAAAGAAGATTTTCGAGATCATGGAAAAGAAGTCATCATTGATGATGAGGGTATCAAGTTTAATTGCAAAACTGTTCCTTACGGTTTTGTAGCTCCAGATGCAAAGGTATGGTTCCAAGAGTTCCAAGATACCAATGATTTTGGAGAAAATATTTTGAGAGAATATCTAATGACTACTGGATATTTGTGGACTGGTCAATTTGAAGAATGTAAGTCTGCCGTTGAGAGTGATGGCAAGCCGCAATCAATGGAATTAGATGAAGATTCTTTACAAGGACACTGGGAAACAAATACTCGTGGCATGGATTTCTTTATTATAAATGACGCAATTTTTTCAAAACTTTGCATTTTAGGTGATGACATTAAGCCTTGTTTTGAGGGAGCTAGTGTAACAGCACTAAATGTTAGTGCGTCTTTTACTAAAGTTGATGATAACTTTAGACAAACATTATTTACGATGATGCAGGATTTAAAAACTGCATTAGAAGGAGGTCAGCAAATGATAGACACAATCGTCGATCCTGTTGTTGTCGAAGAGCCGGTTGTTGAGCCTGCTGCAGAACCTGTAGTTGAGTCAGTAACTGAGCCCATTGATGGCGCAGAACCTTCATCTGCTGCATCTGAAGAGCCTGTTGTTGAAGAAGCGCCTATCGCTGTTGAAGAACCGGTAGCTGAGCCTGTTGCTGAGGAGCCTGTAGCTGAACCAGCGGTTGAGCCAGAGCCTATTGTAGAACCTACTCCAATAGATCCTGAACCAACTCCCGCGCCTTCTATTGAAGAACAGTATACGGCATTGCAAGAAACTCTTGAAACAGTAAGAGCTGAATATTCTGCTCTTGAGTCTCAGTATAGTGAGCTTCAATCTAGATACACAGAGCTTGAAACTGCACATGCAGAACTTGTTGAATTTAAAAGACAAAGTGACGATGCAAAGAAAGATGAAATGATTAATAAATTCTATATGCTTAGCGATGAAGATAAGGCAGAAGTCATTTCTAACAAAGCTAATTACACTGTAGAAGATATTGAAGAAAAACTTTCTGTAATTTGTTTCAGAAAAAAGGTCAATTTTGATTTAGAGGATTCCTCTAAAAATAATAATAAAATAGAGCAGCCAGCTGTGACATTTAATGTGTCTGATCCTGGTGCTTCAAAACCTGAGTGGCTTATTGCAGTTGAAAATGTAATGGCTAAAAATATTTAAGTTTAATTAAGGAGGACATATAGCATGGCTACTATTAAGCGTATTGGATTTGGTCAGGTAGAGCCTAACCATCTATCCGCTCAAAGAAACGGTCAGGTTTACGCATCTCTCCCTTGTAACAAGGATATTAAGATCCTTGAGAATGGTCAGTTCGTAAAATATGACTATGCTACAAACGGTGGCGAAATTAACTTTACTGGCAAGGGCGAGTGGATGCTCGTTATGAATGAAGTAAAGCTTTATGATGATTCTTGGAGAGAGTCTTACAAGGATTTTGCTCTTCAAGCTGATAATTTTAATGGTGGTGTAATGGCGCCAAGAGTTCTTAAGACTATGCCTGGTGACATTTATACTACAAACTGCCTTGAGGGCGCAAATACCTCTGGCAAGGCTGTTTTTGAAGGTACTGAGGAAATCGACGTTGGTACTGAGCTTAAGATCAATGATGAAGGATTCCTTTCTACTGCAGGAACTAGCGATATCGTATTCCAAGTTGTTAAAGTTTACACAATGCCTGACGGTCAACAGGGCGTTAAGGTAATGCGTATTAAATAATAAGGGAGGGAATAATAATGGCATTAAATAGAAATAGTTTATTTACATTAGCACACAAAGTTGCTGACGCTAATCCTTCTGCTCCCGTTGCTTATTCTTTCGAGAATAAGAACTATAGTTATGCAGATCTTGATAACACTCTTCGTGAAGAGCTTAATAGTCTTATTGGAACGTATGCTCTTTGGAGAGAGAATCACAATATTGTATTCGCACTTATGGAGGAAATTATCACAGATAAGCTTCCTGCTAAGGTAATGCAGCAATATGGCGCATTTGCTGAAGTTAAAACATATAGACAAGGCGAAAAACCAATCTTTACACAGAAGATCACAGAAGCTTCTCGCAGACGTGCAAAGCAGTTTATTGCAATGCCTGCAGGACTTGCTGGTCGTTACGAAGTATTCAAACTTGATGGACGTAGCTACGAAGTTAAGACTTCTGCTATGGCTGCTGCTTGTCAGATCGCTATCGAGGAATATCTTGATGGACGTGTTGACATGGCTACTCTTATCGACATCGTTATGGAAGGTATGGATGATAGAATCTATGCTGAGATAGCAAGTTGTCTAATTGCTGCTGTTGATACAATTCAGCCTGCAAACAAGTTTGAAGGCGCAAGTTTCATCGAAGCTGAAATGGATTCTCTTCTTGCCGTAGCTGACTCTTATGGAAATGGTAGATCTACAATTTATTGCACTTTTGAGTTTGCTTCGCAAATGCTTCCTGATAATGCTTGGGAAAAGGGCAAGATGTCTGACTCTATGAAGGACGAGTACTGGGCAAATGGTAGACTTGCAGGTTATAAGGGTCACCAAGTAATTGTTCTTCGCCAGTCTTATGTTGACGAGACCAACTCGAAGAAAGTTATTGATCCTGCATACGCATGGATTATTCCTGGCGGAGCTGAGAAGCCTATTAAGATTGCCTTTGAAGGCGATACAATGATTAAAGAAGAGGACAATGACGACTGGTCTAAGAGCATCCATTTCTATAAGAAAGTCGGAGTTGCCACAATGATTAATAATGATATTTGTGTTTATAAGAACACATCTCTCACTATTGATAGATAATTAATAAACTGAACTTTAACGAGGGAAGTGAAGGAAACTTCCTTCCCTCTTAATTTCAAAAGGAGATAAAAGGAGATTATTATATGATAGCTAACACAGATAAAATTAGAGTTGAAAATAGGGCTAATGCAATTGTTGCATATGTAGTTCCAGAGTCTAATATAATTAGACGTTTTGTTCCAGGAGAAACTAAAGAGATTACTATGAATGAATTGCGCCAAGCTGTTCAAATACCTGGAATTTATCGTTTAATTGAAAGCAATTTAATTATTCACAGTAAGGAAGCGGCTGATGAACTTCTTCCTGGAGTAGAGCCTGAGTATTTTTATAATGCAAAAGATGTAGATTATCTACTTGAGCGCGCAACCCTTGATCAATTAAGAGATGCTCTTGATTTTGCGCCTGAAGGCGTTGTTGAACTTATTAAGGAAAGAGCTGTAAAAACTAAACTTAATGACGTTCGTAAAAGAGAAATTATTCTTGAGCAAACTAATTTCGATGTAACAAAAGCAATAGAAATTCAACATCTAAGTGAAACAGAAATAAAAACAGAAACTAGAACAAGACGTGCTGCGCCTTTGACAGAAGAGGCTCAAAATAACGAGCCTGAGATGCCGGTTAGACGCGCTGCCGCACCTAAATATACCGTTATAAAATAAAAATAGGAGGTGTTATTATGCCAATAGCATCAACACCTTTTTCCGCAGTATATGATAAATTTTTATCAAAAGTAACTGATGATATGTATATGGAGCTTACTGTTGAAGAAACTAACAATCTTCTTTTTGAGTTGCTTCAAAGTGCATTACCTTGGTTTGAGTTTCCACGTGTAGATTTGAGTGCTAGAACTGATACTGAATTTTTAGTTTAGCTATCAGAAGAAGAGCTGAATATTATTGCTACTTATATGATTGTTGAATGGATGGGTCAATAGTTAGCAACTATTGAATTAATTCGAATGAAATATAGCGGTAGTGATTTTAAGTTTACATCTTAGGCAAATCATATGCATAAGCTTAAAGATTTGCAAAAAGAATATGAAAGAAAAGGATTTCATTTACAAAGATTATACAAGCGGAGAAAAGCAGATAGTAAAGGTATTATGAGATCTACTTTTGGTAGTATTATGGAGTCTTCTTTTAAGGGGGACTAATTAATGATACTAAAATATGGATTTGATATAGAATTAGAGGCGATTAAAGCCAATCTTGCTCGTCTTACTAATTAGATATATAAGTTATTGCCATTACGCGAAGAGGGACATGATTGGCAAAAACCTCTTGAAACGATAATGGAAGAGCTTGCAGGAATGGATAGGTTATTTCTCGATCAATAGTCTAATCTTTATAAATTAACCTGTAAGTTAGAAGGATTGTTTTCCCTTGAAGCAAAAAGTGATTTTATGCTATATCGCGGAGTTATTTTTGAATGCTTGGGAATAATAGGAGAATTATAGAAATGTCTTTGAATAATTTGAAAGCTAGACTTAATTATTATGGCGGCAAGTAGTAGGTAGATCGAATGATTGAGGATAAAGAGCGTAGTTTTAGAAATTCTCTATGGCGCGCTTATCAATCAGCCACTGCAGTATTACAAGATGGTAGAGAGTTTAGATGTTTAATAAATCCAAATAAACTTAGCATGGAACTAGATGATAAAATGTTGTCTATTCCATTTAAAGATATATGTTTAAATAAGGCGCCGGGCGCCGATGGTAAAACTTCAGTTGCCAAAGAAGATATAGGAGTAAAATGTGGAGATGTTATTACTTGGAAAGAAAATAATACACATTGGATCGTGTATTCATAGTATTTACAAGAAGTAGCATATTTCAGAGGACTAATGAGAGAATGTGAGAATGAGCCATTAACTATTAATGGTAAAGATTATTACTATTATCTTAAAGGACCTGATGAAAAAGGTATCGATTGGCAAAAAACTAAGCATTTTGTTTTTAATGAACTTAATTATAATATAGAAATTTATATTTCTAATGATTAGATAACAAATTAGTTCTTTCAAAGATTTAAAAAATGTAATATAAAAGGAAAACCTTATGAAGTATAGGCAGTAGATAGACTTACTACAGAAGGTATTTTAACAATTTACTTAAAAGAAGATTTTGGCAATAATTGGGAGCAAACAGATATTATTGAAGAGCCAGATGATTCTTTAATTATTGGTCCTAAAGAAGTTTATCCTTTTGATATAGTTTCATATTCTATTCAAGATTAGAGTGATGGAACTTGGTCGATTAGTAATAAACGAGCGTCAATTATTGAATAGGATGGTTCTTTTGTAAAAATTGAAATCATCACTGGAAAAAGTGGAGATTTTAGTTTAATATATAAAAAAGACGGTATTGAAGATATTGTAAAAAATATTAAAATACTATCATTGTGAGATAAAAGGAGCGTATTATGAAGAGAGATTTAGTTTTAACATAGCCTATTACATCTTCATTTTTATCTTGTGAAAAAGACACTGAATTGATATTGCGAAAACTTTTTGTTGAAAGCAGACCTTATAGCGATATTTTAAAAAGATTATTAGTGCTACCGGTTAAAGATTGTATTAGTAATTTTGAAAATATTGAATATAAGCAAAAAATTGATTCTATGTCCGTAGCAAAGCTAAGAGAAGATGGATATATAGTTCTTGAACCTCGTCTACCTTTTTACGAACATGAAGAAATAAAGTCTTATATTATATTAAGTTTTGATCATTTTACACCTAACGCAAACAATCCTGAATTTAGAGATTGTACTGTAAATTTTGATATTATATGTCATACCAAGCATTGGGATTTAGGAAATTTTCAAATGCGTCCTTTAAAGATAGCTGGCTATATAGATGGTATTTTAAATAGAAGCAAGCTTTCTGGAATAGGAGAGTTTAATTTTCTAGGATGTAAAGAATTAGTTATTAATCAAGACTTTTCTGGATATTTATTATCATATAGGGCTATTCATGGATCAGATGACTAGATAATAAATGAAAAATAATTTACTTTTACTCTCTGGAGCAGATATCCCTTTTATCGAAGGTACCGCAACAATTCATTAGCCCACTATTTATGAAATTTCATTAATTGGAGAAGAAGCATTATTTTCAGGCTGTGAATTATTACGGTTTTCAAAAGATATATTATCAACTGAGGACAAAACTAGATTATCTAATTATACAGATTTTAATATATTAATGTCAATAATGAATGATAACAGTGCCTCAGTTAAATCTAATGTATCTGATGCAAAACAAGTATTATAGTTAATTTTTCCGCAATATGAAGTAGTGATTAATCAAAAAGAAATTTTACTACTTGATGTAAATGATAAATTTACGCTATGTGGACAAATTAATGATATTAATTTTCTTTAGTTTAAAGAAGTCATTTCAGAGATATTTTGTTTGAAATAGACTTCTTCTACACAAGATTATAATGTGTAGGGAGAATTAGCGAAAAAGATTGCAGAAAAGTTTAAACGCAGACAACAATAGCTTGCCGAGTTATCTCCAAAGTCTGATAAAAAAATCTCAATCTTTAGTAGATATATTTCTATACTAACAGTTGGAGAGCATAAAGATATGAATTCTTTTATGAAGTACACTGTTTATCAACTTTTTGACGAGTTCTAGCGTTTTTAGCTTAAAATGGGTTATGATATTTATTTTAAAGCGCGAATGGCTGGGGCAAAAGATATGAAAGAGCCTGAAGATTGGATGAAAGACATCCATGAATAAGGTTTATAGTATTTTACTTAAAAAATAACTTTAAGGAGGACACAAACATATGAAGTTTGGTGTACGCGAAATATGCGATGTCGTATTTAAGGCTAAAGCAAAAGTCAAAATTGGTGGAATTGAGTTCCAACCTGGACAACCTGTTCTTTATATTGACTCTGCTAAGACATCTACAATTGAGGGCGCAGCTACTACAGTATATGCTCAGGGTGGCCGCGGAAATACTCGTTTAATTGCTTGGGAAGGCGAAAAAACTCTTACATTTACTGTTGAAGATGCACTTCTTTCTCCTATGGGATTTGCAATTCTTTCTGGAGCTGGTCTTTTAAAAGGAACAGATGCAGAGAAGGTAAATGTTCATACCACAACTATGGCTTATGCAGATGATGATGGTAAGATTGATCTTGCTGATGCTCTTGGCGCAGATAGCTTTAGTTCTGATCCAGATGCGAAGATTTATGTTCTTCCTGTTGCAGCAGATGGATCTTTAAATGGTAAACCTGTTCTTGGTGTTAAAGGAGAGGAAGCAGATGCTAAAACTGTTACTGCTACTGGCGTAAAGGGAGCTTGTTTTGTAGATTATTATATTGAGAAGACAAGCGATAAGGTTTCTGAGCTTCAAATAGATGCGGAAAACTTTGCTGGTTACTACTACGTAGAGGCTAGTACGCTCTTTAGACGTCAAGACAATGGTAAGGATATGCCTGCTGAAATTACATTCCCTAATGTTAAGATTCAGTCTAACTTTACATTCTCTATGGCTTCTACGGGAGATCCTTCAACATTTACATTCACAATGGATGCAATGCCTGGATATACCTATTTTGAACCTACTCGTAAAGTTCTTTGCGCAATTCAGATCGTTGAAGATACTTCTGATATCGAGGATATTAAGACAGTATTCCCTGTTAATAGTGAAGATAACTTTGCAGACGATAACTCAATAGTATAATTATTAAATAATTAATGGTAGGAAGGCGGCGCCAATCGGTGCCGCCTTTTATTTAAGGAGGTAAAAATGAGTGCATTAAGTGATTACATTCATTTACATAGAGAAAACTATTTAGAGCATGGTACTTTTAGAAATACCGATAATAATAGTAATGATGGAAAAGAAGCTTTTTAGAGGTTTGCTAATCAAATTTAGAATCGTGCAACTCATTATTTAAATGATGAAACAAGATTGCGTTAGCTTGAAGAAACTTTTAATGAAGAAAGAAAAAGAAAAATAGAAGCTTTAAAAATTTTAGCTAAAACTCCTGCAGACTATACTAAGTTTATTGAAGCTGTTTTAAAAGCAGCAGAGCTAAAAAAATTTAATCCAAATGATATAGCAAAATGGCTCACAGTAAATGAAAACAATAATACTTTAAAATTAAATGAAATTTTTGAAAAAGCAGATACAACACAAAGAATTACAATTCCTAATATTTCTAGTAAAATTAATTTTTCTTATATCGATACTCTTTTATCTCATATAAAGATTGGTCATCAAATGATAAAAATGCTACAAGATTAGAATACAAAAAATCTTTTAAGAGATAGATTAAATTTTTTAGCTGCTTCTTTATATCGTATAAAATAGCAGGCTTTAAAAGAAGGAAATAGTTTACGATCTTTTTATTCAATTAACGATAATAAAATTACTGGTTTATTAGGAGAAGGACAAGTTTTTTTAGACAAAGGTAAAGTAGCAATAAGCGCACCTATGAATAGAATTATTAATAATGAAATTATTTCAATTTCTAAAACCGCAAGACTAAGTTCTGTTATGAGTAATATCTTGGGAGCAACAGAAGAAGTTCTGGGAACAATTGGCGCACCGCTTTTATAGGATATAGCAAATGAAACAATGGATGGGTTTTTAAACAATATAAAATATATATTGAATAATTAGAATATTACTAAAGGCTAGTCCACTTCATCTATGAACTTTAAAATAGATGATATTGTTTTTAATAAATACGAATTACAAAAAGATAAATATAAAAATTATGTTACAAAACTTGCTGATGGCACTCTTACATTGGAGTTAAATTATGATACTAAAAACAAAGCTGACTTTTCTATAAGTGTAGATGGCAATAATATAGGGGTAAGTTCAAAAGCTATTGATTTAAGTAAAACAGGATACACTAATAAAAAAGGAGAGTATATTCCCGCATAGGTAACTTTACAAAGTGGAACTAATTTATTGGCTTACTTATTAAAAGCCCAAGAAATTATAGATAAAACTGGAACCCATTTTTTAAATGCTTATGCGACAGGATCCTTAACCGATGAAGCAGACAAGGCCTTAACTATCTTCTTGGTCTATACTGCATTAACAGGAGATATTCTAAAAAAAGAAGGCAATGCTGGATTACTATATATTTATGATACCAGTAATAAATTACCTGATGGTAGTAATAGGGTTCATTTTTTTAGCATTGGTTCAATTATATAGTCATTATTAAAAAATGAAAATCCAGAAGATGTGGTATTATTTTCTCCGTCTTTGCAAAGTATATCTTAGGAATTACAAAAAGCAAACGAAGAAGTAGATCCAAAAGACTGGGAGTTAGAAGAGAAGAGTAAGATTGGCGCAGCAATTTCTGCTCGTCATACAAAAGTCTTAGGAGAAGCTAGATTAACAATTTTAAGTATAGCTTTAACTAATGATCATATAAGAAGTTTAATTAATAATAAAATTACTTGACTTCTTAAAAATTTTTTATTATAATATAATTAAGAAAACTAAGTCGAGATAAAAGGAGATAATAATATGAATTTTACAGAAATGAATTTATCTATTAATAATAATGTTAATACTATTAATTTTAATGATAATATTATTATTAATGTATTAAATTATTTACCAATTAAAGATAAGAATGACCTTATTTCAATAGCTCTTTAGAATAGCGAAGAGAATGGAGTATATAATTTAATTAAATTACATATGTATTTTAATATGTATTTAACTATACTTTATACAGATATTGAATTTGATAATGAAATGCTTGAAAATAATATGGATGAAGTTTATAATATTCTTAAGAGTGCTGGCATTATTGATGCAGTTAGAAATGCTATTCCTGAAAGCGAGCTTACTTATCTTGAGTCAACTCTTGATCAAACAATGTGGAATAAAATGAATCACAAGAATACCTTGGCTTCCGTTATCAATAATTTTATTGAGAATTTGCCAGTTAATGCGGAGACTGCTAAGGGTATTATAGAGAACTTTGATCCTGCACAATTTCAAAAAATAATGGAATTTGTTCAAGCGGCGAATGGAAATAGACCTATTAATTAATTGGACTAAATAAGAAAATATATTTACCCTTATTATTATATTAATAATAAGGGTATTTCTATAGGTATGGAAATACAAAAGAGAAACAAGGAGGAATATTTAAATGGCTAATTAGGGAAGAATTACTTTTGGCATTGGTTTTAATGTAGATTAGTCTGGTTTAAATTAGCTTAAGGCTTCTTTAGCAAGTTTATAGAATATGCAAACTAGAGATTTAGTAAATGTAGATTCTAAAGGGAAAGCATAGGCTAAATTACGTGAAATTAAAGAAATGGCTGGCCAAGTAGAAGCTGCTCTTTAGCAAAGTTTTAACCCTGCATTAAACACCTATAATATTGATACTTTTAAAAAGAAATTAAATGAAAATGTAGGAACTTTATCTTAGGTAAAAGCAAAAATGGCAGAGGCTGGCGCTGAAGGTACAATAGCGTTTAGAAATTTAGCTACTGCAATTTCTTCAACGAAATTACCTTTAAGAGAATCTCATGATTTACTTAAGGCAATGGGCACCACCTTAATGAACACTGTAAAATGGAGTATTGCATCAAATGCAATTAATACTGTAACAGGTTCTGTTCAAAAAGCTTGGAGCTATACAAAGTAGCTTGATGAATCATTAAATAATATAATGATAGTAACCGATAAAAGCGCGGATTCGATGGCATAGTTTGCGCGCTAGGCAAATAAAGCCGCAAAAGAGTTAGGTAAAAGCACTAGAGATTATACGGATGCTTCTCTTATTTACTATCAATAGGGTCTTGATGATGCATAGGTAAAATCTAGAACCGAAACGACATTAAAGGCGGCAAACGTAACGGGTTAGTCTGCAGATGTTGTATCTGAATAGTTAACTGCCGTTTGGAATGGTTACAAGGTATAGGCGCAAGAAGCTGAGTTATATGTAGATAAACTTGCGGCCGTTGCTGCAACTACGGCGGCCGACCTTGAAGAACTTTCAACTGGTATGTCAAAAGTTGCTTCTGCAGCTAATACAATGGGAGTAGATATTGACCAGTTAAATGCAATGTTAGCAACTGCTGTTTCTGTAACGCGTCAGGCGCCTGAGTCAGTTGGTACTGCATTTAAAACTGTATTTGCGCGTATTGGCGATATTGAAGCTGGCATAAGCGATGAAGCTACTCTTGGTGAGTATACGAAATAGATGCAATCAATGGGTATAAATGTCCTTGATACAAATGGCAAACTTCGTGATCAAGGAGACGTAATTGAGGAAATTGGTAATAAATGGAATCAAATGTCTCGTGAGCAACAAATTGCTCTTTCTCAGACTATGGCTGGTACCAGACAATATAATAATCTTTTAGCGCTGTTTGATAACTGGAATATGTATGAGCAAGCAATGAAAACCTCTGTAAATGCAGCTGGAACATTGCAGAAACAATAGGACACTTATATGGAATCTATTGAAGCGCATATGGAGCAACTTAGAACTGCCGGCGAGCGCGTTTATCAAGCATTGTTAGATCCTGATAGTGCCAATGACTTACTTGATGTATTAACTGAAATAGTTGATAAATTTGGTAGCTTTATAGAGTCTATTGGCGGCGGTGGTAATTTATTGATGTCGCTTATTCCTATTTTAACTAGAGTATTTTCAGGTTCTATTGCAACAGGCTTAACAACTTTTGTAACAAACCTTAAAAATGCAGGCCAAGAAGCAACAACATTAAAATCGGTGCTCTAGGGGATAAATGAAATAGGATCCTTAGACAGTTTGACCGAAGCTGATAAAAAAATTAATGATTTAAGACGCACTTTGGTGCTTTTGCGACAACAAGGTGTTATAACAATAGAAGAATTTAATTCAATGTCTGCAAGTGTTACAGAGTATGGAGATGCGATTTCAGAAATTGAAAGAAAAAAAGAAAATAGAGAAAAAACTAAAGATAGATTAGGAGTTTTAACAGATGCAGGCTTAGCAGAAAAAGGTAATCATAATATAGCTAAAGATAAAGCGAAAAGAGAAAAATATTTCGACAGAGTCTATACTTTTGGAGATGAGTTAAGCTCCAAAGGATTATCGGAAGAAGCCATTAAATCTTCTATCGGAGATAAAAACGCAGCTCTTGCAAAGAGTGGTGCAGCAAATGCTTATAAAGAAATTAATGACGCATTGATTTCAATTAAAAATAATATAGATGATATTGATAATAAAAATAAAGAATTTACTAAGGGTATTTAGACCACTATTGCTAATTAGGAAAAATATAGTAGAACCATTATAGATTCTAAGCGATAGTTTGAGAAACTTGTGGAAAAAACAGAATCTTTAAAAACTTTTTACACTGATACGACTGAAGGAAAAAAATTTGAAAATTATGAAGCTAGAATTTCTAAATTATTATCAAAAGAACATCTTGACTCTGAAGAAATGGCGATATTGCAAAAATTGCAAAATGAATATAGTAGTTTTATTAACAGTCATTTACAAGAAGTGTCGTCTTTAGGCAGTAAAGAGGAACTAGAATCTATTGATATTAAAATTAAAGAATTAACTGCTTCATCAAATAAGTTTAAACAGTCTATTGAAGATATAAATAAAGCTCATAGTAATCAAGAAGATTAGATTGAAAAAATTAAGTCGAAGTTTGAAGAACTTGATAAAGAAGCTAAAAAATTAGAAGATGCAAATTTACTTGGCGGAGCAAGCAGAGGAGATTTAACTAAAAGAGCTAATAGCATTAGAAATTTACTTGATGACACTAGTAAAAGAGGAGAGCTCTTAAAAGATCCAGAAAAATTATCACATTTATATGAAGAATATGAGGCGACACTGCAAAAAGCAATAGCAGAAGGTAGAAAAGAAGTTAAAAATTTATCTACTGATATAGATAAGGGTATAACTGATGGAGTTGGAAAAGCAAAGGCTCAAGCAGAAGGTCTTGGAGAGGCTTTAAGAAATGCTCTTTCAAAAGCTTAGCTAGAGTTAAAGATAAAATAGTTTGTTAATTTAACTTCCAATATTGCAATGGCTGGTAATGCACTTCGAAATTTAATTAATTTAGGAGACATTTGGAATAATCAAGATTTAGAACTAGGGGAAAAAATATTTTAGACAATAACCAATGTAGGCTCCTCTTTAAGTATGCTTCTTCCTACCATTACAATGATAACAGCTGCAATTTCTAAGAAAACTGCTGCAACTACTGCTTCAACAGGCGCTACAGCCGCTTCTGCGATAACTGATATGTTTTATGCTAAAACACAGGACGAAGTTACCGAAGAAATGACTGACTAGGCATTTTGGTTAAAATCACTAAAAAGTCTTTAGAACGATCTTAATGATGAACAGAGAAAAGCAATTGCAAACACATTGAAGGAAGCTGCGGCAAGAAAAAAGAATAATGAAGAGCTTGCTAAAGAAGCTTTGCTTAAAGATACTGAGCAAAATATAAACGATAATAAAAAATCTTTTAATCTCTTTAAATCAAAAAAAGCTCCAACAACAGCAGCAGGTAAAGTTTTAAATGTTGGTGGAGGCGCCTTAGCGGCGGCCGCCGCAGCATATATAGGAGCAACTTTAACTTCTAAGCTTGTTACCTCTTTGTATGATTAGCAAGAAGCCAATTTTAAAGCGGCTTCAGAAGCAGCAAAATAGGCCGAGTCTAATTTAAACAAAGTAACCGAAGCCTATGACAATTTATCAAATTCACTTTCTAATATTTCTTCTTTAAAGGATTCTTTAAAGGATTTAACAGAAGGTAGTGTTGAATGGGAAAAAGCGGTTGCTGATATTAATGCTGAAACTAGGTAGCTTATTGAAACATACCCAGAAATAGCTAAAAATGGCTATTATGAAAATGGAGTATTAACCCTAGACTCAGAAAGTTAGTTAAAAGTTGAAAGAGAATTGTTAAACCAAAGATATAAAGCTCAAAACTCTAAAATAGTAGCAGATGAGACTAAATAGGCAGCAGAAATTGCTGCAAAACAAGAAAGTCTTGCAGGCGAGCTTAATTATTTGAATGAACTTTCAGAATTGGGGACTGGGGCAACAGTAGCAATTTCTCTTGCGCTGGGTGGTATTTTTGGGTTAGCAACTGGTGGATTAGCAGTTCCAATTATTGCTGGATTAGGACTTGGAGCCTTTGGAGGAGGATTTTCTACATACCTTGAAGAAGAAGAAGAAAATGATACAGAAGAGGCTTTAATAAAAGTAGTAAACAAATTAGCAGAGTCAGAAGAGAAAGACTTAAATGGATATTTACAGAATAGCTCTAAGCATCTCGCAGAATTGTTAGACAAGAATGTTGAAGAGTTAACAAATGCAGAAAGAGCCTTATTGAGTAATACCAGTGAAATAAATGCTTTAGCTTAGGAGATAAGAAAAGCAAATGAGTTAAAGCTCATGCAAGATACTGAGTTTTATCGTCAAAGATATTTGTCTCAAGGATATTCTGTAGAAGATGCGGCTGCAATGGGAGGTATGACTGCATCAGCTACCGATTATGCTGCAGAAGAAGAGGCGATAAGTAAACGCGCCGAATAGATAATGAAAAAGAAGGGGAATAATAAAGATCTCATTATCTAGTGGGCAGAATCTTAGGGAATTACTTTAACCAAGGACGATATTAAAGAAACAGGCGGAGCTAATTTTAAATATAAAAACGCTAATGGCGAATGGGTATCAATGAGCTATGAAACAATAGCTCGCCAATAGGCCACCACAGAAGTAAAAAATACTGCCTCTAGTGAAGTAAATGCATTAGAATACAAGAAATAGCTTAACGCAATTGTAAAAGGTATTTCTTTAGAAGGAACAGATATTTTAAAATCACTTTTGGCTTCTAATAAAGAAATTTTAGCTGAAAATATTGAAGAGTTTAATAATGCCACTATTGATGAACTACAAAAGATATGGGAAAGGGCTGATGAATTAAATTTATCAAGTGAGGCAAAAAAAGCGCTTGGAAAAACTATTGAGGAAGCTAAAATATATTAGGAAAATATTGCCACAGTAGAAAACTGGGGTGAAAGCACTTATGATGCTATTAATAAGATTTTCAATGATAATGGCGAATGGTCTAACATTTGGAATAATTTTAGTGCCTCTTAGATTAGAGCTTTTGGTAAAGCATTAACTAAAATCGAATTATTCGGTGGAAAACAAGCAGCTAAAGCAGCAGAGTCTATATTTAGTAAGATGACTGATGCAGATGCAGAATCTGTGCTTACTAATATGAACTGGGAATCAGAGACTTTACTTGCAGACTTTTCTGCAGAAATGGAAAAAGTTGGTAAAGTTTTAGATTATACTAGTGGAGAAGGTTTTGCGATTGCGTATGCTTTATCTCGTGCTAATGATTAGATGGTGATTTCCAAGGAAGCGTGGAAAGAAACTGCAAGCATTCTTGAGTCATTAAATGAAGAGCAAGCATCGTTAGATATGGATAATTATTAGCATCTTATTGAGATGTATGGAACAGCTATCTCTAAGTATTTTACTCAAATGGAAGATGGCACTTATAGATTGATAACTGCCTCTACTGATTTTGCTAAGACTATTGATGACTTGGAAGAAAGAAAAATAGAAGCAGCTATTAAGACTGAAATTGAGTCTATTAGGACTTTTGACGAAGAGTATGATAAAATTTTAAATGATTTTGTTTTTAATACGATACCTGATTCCGACGATGGAATTTCTGCTTCTAAAATTAAAACGCTTGATGAAATAATTAAGGTAAAAGGATATGAAAATGCTAGTTTAACAGGAAAAGATCTTAATAAAACTGAAGGTTTTTCTGAATCACAAACTCATGCGGTGTTATAGGGAGCACTTACTCTTGATGAATATAAAGGATTAAATAAAGTAATAGATTTTGTTTATACTAAAACATATGGCGATAACTGGCGAGATAATGGTGATGCTTGGAATGATATGACGGAATAGGTTGGCGGAAAGAATTTTATCATTGATTTAGACCCCGCTGGAGATTCAACATCATTTACTTATGATGAATTACAATAGGAATTTACAGAAGAAGAAATAAAAAAATGGTTTAAAAATACGACATCATCTGGAGGATATTATGCAAATAATGTTGAAGCTAACTATGCACAGCTTACTAACGCAATCGCTAATCAAGCAGCCAAAGAACGAAATGAAGCTCTTGGAGTCGATAATAAATATGTAAAAAAATCTGATATTGCTCAATGGTTATATTAGTTATCTGCTATTGGCGCGTTAAATAGTGAGCTTTATACCAAATATTCACAAGAATTAGACGGACTTCCCCCAGAGTCGGAATCATTAAAAGTGCCAGAAGATGGTGGAGATTGCGCTTTTGTTGCTGATGTTAAAAAAGACCTTGAATCAAGTGATGTTAAACCAGATACTGAAAAATTAAACGAATATATTGATCAGTGGATTAGAAGCGCAGATTCTCAAGAAGAGTTTGATGAACGAGTAGCAGAAGCTCAAGGACTAGCTTCAACAGTTTTAGGAGACGAGTTTGATGAAAAAGCCTTTAAAGATACGGTAAAAGAATTACAAATTTCATTAGGAGTAAAACTCGAAACTAAGGCGCTTGAAAACTTCAAAACTGAGATGGATCAAATCTCTAATTTAATTTCTAATTTAGATAGTAAACTATCACACTTATCATCTGTGGCAGATTCCTTGTATGGACAAGATAGACTAGATTATATTGAGGAATAGAATAAGGTTATTCAACAATAGATAAAGCTTCTTGAACGTCAAGCTAAGATTGAGTAGCTAGAACTCAATAGGCAAAGAACGTTTACCCCTGGAGAAAACAACACTACTTATGAGGCTGCGTTAAAAGATCTTGCTCGATTAGCAGGCTATGCAAATGCTGATATTATGAGTGAAGCTGAGCTTTGGAACGCACTCGGTATTACAGATGTAACAACTCAAGAAGGTGCTTAGAATTCTCTTTTAAATATAAGAGAAATGTTTGCTCAGCGTGGAATAGCTGCTGATGAAAATCTTAATAAGTTATACCTTGCAGCGATTGGTAATCTAGAAACTATTTTGGAGCCAGTTACTTCTGGAAAAACAAAGTATGCTATAGATGAAAAGAAAGCTCAAGAGTTAGCTAATAATCTTGTTAGTTTTGAACATAAAATTGAATTTACTTTAGATGAAGGTGAATTAAAAAGAGAGTTTGAGGCACTAAAACGAGAAGTATTTATTGATGAAGAAGATTTTTCAGAAATAACTAAATCTTATATTACAGATTATCAAACCGCAATTAGTGATCTTACAACTATTGAAGATGCTCTTAAAGAAATTGATAGTTTAAACATTTCTGCAGAAGCAAAGCTTGAGAAAAGAAAAGAATTAACTTCTCAATACGGAGAAAAGTTAAAAGAGATTTAGTAGATTGAAGAATCTATTGATCAATAGAGACTTGCAGCTTTAAATAAAATTTCTGAGGGATATGAAAAACAAATTTCTTATCTTGAAGAAATTAATGGTCTTTTAGATACTCAAAGAAGCATGATAGAGCTTATTTATGGCGAAGATGCGTATGAGATGTTAAATTCTTATTATAGTTCTTCTCTTGATAATGCATTAGCTATTCAAGAAAGCACTCAATAGAGATTTGCAGCAGCTGCTTCAAACTATAGCAGAATTAACGATACTACAATGAGTGACGAAGAACGCGAAGCTATTATTGAAGAATATACTGCAGCAGGACAGGCAAGCGCAGAAGCGATGTATTCGGTAATGGAAGCGCGCCGTGATAAATATCTGAATGATACAGAGATTGCTATAAAGAATTTTAATAAGAGTGTTTATGGTAGTTTAGATACAGAGCTATTTACCAGTGAATGGGATTGGACTAAATCTCAAATGGATAAATACTATGATTCTGTATAGAGCTTGTTCGAAAAAGATAAACTTGCTGTTCAATTTGATACTGCGGCTAATGAAGCTACTTCACTTCGTGCACAAGAGCAGATTAATAAACTTAAGAGAGAAGAATTGGCGCAACTTGAAGAAATTGAGAAATTAAGTGAGTATGATGTGCAACATGCACAAAAGAAGCTTGATATCCTTTAGGCCGAAATTGCGCTTCGTGAAGCTCAAGAGAATAAAACTCAAATGCGCTTAATGAGGGGCGCAGATGGCTCTTATAGTTATCAATATGTTGCTGATTAGGCGGCAATTGTTGAAGCTTAGAATAAACTAACAGAAGCTCAAGATGCTTTATATAATATGGAACTAGATGAATACACTTCTTCTATTGATGAATTTTAGGGCGCAATGTAGGATTTAGCGGATGTAATTCGCAAATTCGGAGAAGATGGTATTTACACCACAGAAGAATTAGCATTGATTGAGAAGCGTAAAAAAGAAATTTAGAATTTAGCAGAGAGAAGCATAAGAATTAGAACCAATGTTTTTGAATCTGCTGAGTTAGCGGCTTCAACTTTTGGTAAAGATCTTTCTGAGCTGACCCAAGGAACTGTTCTTTAGATGACTAAAGATATCGATGCTATTATTAATGAGGTAGCAAAAAATGGTATTGATAATAGTTATCAAAGTTTAATGGATACAATGCTTACTATTTCTAATAAATATTTAGATAAATAGAAAACTGGAGCAGAAGAATTGGCCACTGTAATTGGTTCTGCTGATCCAAGTTCTGGATTAATCGGCTCTTATTAGACATTATCAGAAAAATAGGATGCGGTTATTAAACAATATTAGACTGAATATTCAGAGGTATCTATTCTTGCTGGACAATATGATATCCTTAAAGCTTCTCTTGAGCGAGTTAGGGATATGTATATTGCAATTGCAAACGCAAGAAAATTAAGCAATAAAGAAGAGGAAGAAGAGATTTCT